GTTTTAGTAAATAGGGGGCAGTTTTATCCCTGCCCCCTATCGGTTAGTTATTACGCTGCATAACCAAAAAGTTTAATCATAAATTTTCCAGCAGTATATGTAGCATTAGTAGCTCCACCTGAAGCGACTAAATACAAGTAACCATCTGCTGGAGGAACAACTGTTAACCCTTTAGGGGCTAATAAATTTGTCCAATCTGCAGCTGTAGTTAACAATGAAGTTTCTGTTAATGCTGTAATAAGAGCTTCCTCAGTCCCCGTAGCAACGGTAGCTGTGAATAAGTCAATGTCAGGTTCTCCACCAGCAGGCGTTTCCAAACATTGCACAAACCCAGAAAGAATAGTACCATTTATAGCAGCTGTAATCTGTCCATAATGACAGTTCGCAGTACCTGCTTTTCCGATAATATCTCCGTCTGCATCACCAGAGTTCAACCCTGTTAAATCTAATACTATAGTTGTTTCTATAATATTGCCCATTGTTATTACGCTATGCTTTGTTATAGCATTTGCTACTGCTGAAATACCAGTTCCTACAGTCATTCGAGCTGTAGTTGCTAAACTAGTAGCACCAGCAACTGCAAGAGTTCCTGAAGCTTCAGTAGCAGATGAGGCTATGTTTAAAGAATCCCCATCCCATGAAAGCGTAGCATCTGAATCTGTACCAAAAATTATAGTTTCGTCATCAGCGAAATAGTTAAAGTCATATCCTAATGAGGACCGAGCGAGTACTCTAGTATCACCAGTCACATCAGACATTTTAAATGTGTGTTTTACCATTTAGTTCCTCCAATTATTAGCGATTTAGTTGTACCGCCTATATTTATTTTTTAAAGAAGGGGAGGTATAACCCTCCCCCCCCTAAGAAAGCTAACTTAACTTATGCGTTAAGGTCACCAATTTTTGCTTGAACAAAGATGTTCTTGCATCGCATTTCAGCCATAGTGTAGAGCAAGCCTCTAACAACTAGAGCATTAGCTGCGAAGTAGTCACGGTTTTCAACATATTGTGTAGGTTGAGCCACGGCTATCTCTAGGTAATCTGTGTCTAAGACATAGATGTTTGAACCTAATACAGCGTCTGCGGTAGATACTGACTTCGGTACATCAGCATCTGGTAGAATTGGAATTCCTTGATAAGTTGCTAGCACTAGACCAGTTCGTGTACCCGGATAAGTTCTTTCAGAACCTATTCCAACTTGGTACTCTTCCTGACCCATATACCTTTGGTTACTGTTCAACAGTCTCTCAAGGTTAAAGTACTGGTCATGTCCCAAAAGTATTAATTTTGGTTCTCCACCATTTTCTCTAATCTTTTGAATAGCTGTGTCAATCATTGTTAATGACAATGACCTACCAGTACCAGCATTAAGCTGAACTGATGCTGCTGCATCCCATGTTCCGGCAACTCTTCCACCAAGAGTTAAGTCATAAGACCTTGCCCTAGTGTAGCTGTTTCCAACTCTTGCTTCATCTTCAGAAACAATGTCGTCAATTGAAGTCATGCCAGCACGACTATATATATAAGCTAGGTCACCATCGGCATAAGTTGTACCTGAAGCTACAGTTACTACACCAGTTGAAGTGTTTACTGCTGAAACTACAGAGCCAGAAGTCCTGTCGTGTCCAGCAGCTGAAGCATCGTATTGTCCAACTGCATCACCAACTTTAAAGTGTTTTGCAATTGCAGCAGGAACTGTGAAGGATGTTGTTGCACCAGCGGAAGCTAAGTATGCTCCACCTGCTAACAACTCCTCATTAATTTCTTTGATGTGGTCTAACTGGGCGTTCTCATTTTCCAACGCCAATACATCCCCTACGCCACCTTCGAGTTGCGCAGTGAAGACTGACTTCACGGAAGCACCGAATGTGGTTGAAACGATTCTAGGTAAACTAGATACCGTTTGAATGTCAGAGACATCGACTGTTGGTAGAGAGCCGGTTTCAGTTACAGGTCTTGAACGTCCAGAACCTCTGTCAGTTCTTACCCTCCAACCAGCTGTATTTCCCCAAACTGTTCTTGGGATGGCATTGAAGAATCTGGTTTGGTTGTTTAGAGCCTGCCAGACCTTTCTACCATATGTTGTATTGAAAATACCTGTTGCAGTATCAACAGTGTGGTAAGTCTGTTTCTGTAAGTATTCGTTTCCAAATACTGACTGATACAATCCACGTTGTGACTGCGCTAGATATTCACTTAAGCTAGGATTAGCCATAAGAATATATCCTCCTGAATAGAATTTTTATTATTTATTTTAGTTTAAAAGTTCTCGTGGAACACCATTGGTATCGCCACTTTCGATTTTGTGCTGTAGGTCACGAAGCTGTTTATATGACAAGTCAGCTAGTTGACCAGCTACATCAGTACCATCATTAGACTTAACTAGTGGAGTGTTATCTACACCAAGTCCATGAGTTAATTGTGGAGCTTTCAAACCATTTTCTTCACGGAATCCCATCTTGCGTAATCTACTTTCTGCTTCAGTTGTTATAGATTTTTGCATCTCACCTTTAGTAGCGGCAAGTTCTTTCTTCATAACAGCAAGCTGTTTGCGCATAGACTTCATCTCGTCAACATCGTCCTCTTCGTCCTCTTCATCATCTTCACCCTTCTCTTCTGTTACAGGGTAATCAGCGGCTTCATCATCAGTAGCCTCTTCGTCCTTATAGCCCATACCTTTCTTTTTTTCTAACTCTTCTTCTAACTCTTCTTCTTCTTCTTCGTCATCTTCTTTTTTAAGACGACTGGCTTGGATAGTGTTTTGCTGGTCTTCTATCTTTGTAGTAGGATTTGCGGAACTTTCAGAGTCATCCGAGTTCTGAGGTGTTCCACCAGTAGCTTTGGCTTTTCTTTCGCCACCGCTAACGTCCAAACCACTATCTGCTTCTTTCAAAACAGAAATTACTTCCTTAGCAATTGATTTCACAAGGTCTGCTTTTGCAGCAGCTTGGGAATTTGCATTTGCATTAGCAATAGCATCTGCGTCTTCTTTGGATAGTCTAGCGTCCATCTTTTGCAAAACTTCAGCTACAGCAGCTAATGCAAGGTTAGTACCTTCCATCTGCTTTTCGATGCGTTCTGTTACATCTGCCATACCAATCCCTCCTTATAGGACTTATTTGTTTGTGCCTAGTTCAGAGGTTGGTCTTAGCCATCCGACCTTCAAAATAGAACTAAATATAACGTTATATTTTAACGTCACTATATTATACTGTAGAAAGGCGAAAATCCTACAGATTATATTATATCTAATTAGAATCTAGAGTGTCAGGAAGCCCATTACTGTCCAAATATATCATTTCATTCCTAAAATCATATAATGGATTCTGTATTAATTTCTTTAGTTTCTCTAACTGATTGCCTTCTGGCATTGATGCTTCAACTAAATCAAGTACTTTACCCACCATTCGTGAGTGACGAGCCACAATATATTCTTGTTGGGCAGTTACTTTACTAATATCGACCATCTTTTCCTCCTCTTAATTATTTATTATTGTTATGGTTTTAGGTAAAGCTTTTCTTAGTTTACCTTGTTTTCTATAAACTTTGGCCCAAGCCTTTTGTATCCATTTAATTCCTTTAAAGTCTGAGCCACTCTTATAATTAATGGCTGACCACTCATCCCCTATCTTAGTTGGCTTATAATATTTTTTATAAGTTTTTGTGTGGGCGTCTACAAATTTTTTGTTAACAAGATTCTTTCTTGGATGTTTCCTTATCTTAGATGTCCATGGGAAATCACTAGGGCTAGCTCCTCCCAAAAGACCACCCTTTTCCCCACCCTCATTTAATCTATATGCATAAGGTGATGTATAAGTAAGTACTATTTCTTTGTTATTACCAGATAAAGATGTTTTTTTCAATGAAGCAGAGGCAGCTAAATTACCACTTTTAACAGGAACAGTTCTTTGAGCTTCTCCAAAAAAAGCCAATGCAACTGATTTTATCCATACCGAATACGCAGCATCTAGTTGTTTCTTGGTTTTTGTATTAGTAGCCATAATATTTTATTATACTAATATTTCTGAATTAGTCATTATAGAACTAGACCAGCTCTCAGGTAAGGAATCATTGAATTTACCTTTTGTTGTATCATACCTATCTAAATAAATTACCTCTTTTCCTATATATCCATATTTAGGATGCCAATAGGTTACTAAATGCTTTGGCTTAGTAGCTGCATGAAGTCTTTGTAGCGCAAATTCATCTGGGCCTTTCATTGTTCCTGATATGTGTAATGCACCAGTACCTATATCAATCTCATCTATCCTATGGAAATGCCCTATGATTGCGGAATCAAATTTAATTTCTTCCTTATACATATTCTCTTTATATTGTAGAACTCCTCTAAGCTTAGTAATAGCACCCGTGATAGAAGTATTGCTTCCTGCTCCGGAAACTGAATCACCATGCATTATAAGAATATTATTATCATACACAGAAAATATATGTAGATAACTCTTAGGTATTTCAAACACTAAGTTGTCTTGGTTCTTACAAAAGGTAGATACCCATTGATATAACATATAATCCCAATCCATATA